TCCCTGATGAGGACGGTGGCAATGTCTATGTCGCCAATGGCTCCTATGTAAAGCTGAAGGATATCGGCGCTGCCTATCAGACGGCAATCAAGAAGCAGGAGCCGTCAGGAACGCCCGATGAACCTGCGGAGCAAGAGGAGGAAGTCGAGCCAAATGCCCCGGAGGGACAGCCGGAGCAGCATGAAAACAGCAGCCATGCCAGACGGCATAACATACGCAAGGCTGCACGACGAGGAGGTAGTGCATGAAGAAATTCTGGAACTTCATCCGCAATGAAGCCGGGGAGCGTATACTCCGCCTGGAAGGTCCCATTGATGAGGAATCGTTCTGGGGCAACGAAATCACGCCGGCGGCATTCAGGGATGAACTCGAATCCGAGGAGGGTGACGTAACCGTCTGGATCAATTCGCCGGGCGGCAATGTGTTCGCCGCCGCGGAGATCTACACGATGCTCTGCGACCACAAGGGCAGGATTACGGTCAAGATCGATGCGATTGCCGCGTCCGCCGCATCCGTGATCGCCATGGCCGGTGATGCGGTGCTTATGAGCCCGGTTAGCATGATCATGGTGCATGACCCCATGACGATTGCCATGGGCAATGCCCGCGACATGGAAAAGGCAATCACCACATTGAACGAGGTCAAAGAGAGCATCATCAACGCTTACGTGAAGAAGACCGGCATGTCGCGCAATCGCGTCAGCAAGCTTATGGAGAATGAGACCTGGATGAACGCCCGGAAGGCGGTCGAGCTGGGATTCGCCGACGCTATTCTCTTCACGGATGACGAAAATAAGGGAGACGACGATGAAAAAGAAGTCGAAGCGGCATGGCAGCCGTACTCCACGCGCGCCATGGGACAGGCCATTCTCAATCGGCTCATTCCTGCCTCCGTCGATAATGCCGACACAGGCGAAGAAGCAGAAGAGTCTGACGATGACAAGGCGCCTGTGGAACCGCCCGAGGGAAGGCTGAATGAAGCGGTCGAGGCTGATCCGACTGAATCGTTCGAAAGCGAAACGCTGGAAGCGCCTCGGATCGGCATGAATGGCAGGACCGCAGACGGCGCAATGCCCTATGAAATCCTCAAAGATAAGCTGGCGTGGCTTCTGTAGCCGCCGGCTTTTCTTATATCTTACTGCGAACGCGACCGGCACGCTAATGCCGGAGAAAGAGGTTATGCATGAACAAGATCATGGAACTGCGCAATAAGCGCCACGCCCTCTGGGAACAGACCAAGAACTTTCTGGAAGAGCATCGTGACGACCATGGCTTGGTTGCTGCTGAATTCGTTGATCAGTATGATCGCATGGGCAACGAGGTCGCGGCGCTGGGTGCGGAGATCGAGCGGCTTGAGCAGCAGGCGGAGATCGATGCCAAGCTGGCCCAGCCAACGTCCACTCCCGTGACCGCTCGTCCCACCGTGGGAACGCCCAAGAGTGCTGTCGCTCCGACTGCTACCGCCGAGTACAGCGAAGCGTTCTGGAAGAACATGCGCGGCGATACCAGCATTGAGGTGCGCAACGCCCTGTCCGTCGGGTCCGATCCCAATGGCGGCTATACCGTTCCCGACGAGTTCCACCGGCAGCTCATCAAGGCGCTGGAGGAGAACAATATCTTCCGTCAGCTGGCCAAGGTCATCCGCACCAACAGCGGCACGCGCACCATCCCCATTGCCGGTGAGACCGGCGAGGCGTTCTGGGTGGAGGAAGGCAACGCCATCTCCGAGAGTGACATGACCTTCAACATCCAGACCCTGTCCGCATACAAGCTGGGCAGCCTGATCCGCGTGTCCAACGAGCTGCTGAACGATAGCGCATTCGACATCGCCGGGCACATTGCTGAGCGCTTCGGCGTCCGCTTCGGCAACGCCGAGGAGAAGGCGTTCATCAATGGCCTGGGTCCCAGCAACGATCCCACGGAGCGCGCCAGCGAGCCCACCGGTATCCTGACCAGCCTGGCCACCCCGTCCGTGAGCACGAAGAACGCGACCACCATCACCTTTGATGATGTGTACAAGCTGTTCTACGCTCTGCGCAGCCCCTATCGCACCAAGGCCAAGTTCCTGACCAACGAAACCGCCCTGCTCCAGCTGATGCTGCTGAAGGATGGCAATGGGAACTACATCTGGAAGCCCGGCTTGGATGTTGGCAAGCCCGATACCATTTTGGGTCACGAGATCGTGACCAGCACCTATATGCCCGCGCTGACCGGGACCGCGACCGAGGATGCCGGCAAGAAGGTGCTGCTGTTCGGCGACTTCCAGTACTACTGGGTGGCCGACCGCACCAACCGTACCTTCCGTCGTCTGAACGAGCTGTATGCCGTCAACGACCAGGTGGGCTTCATCGGGACCCAGCGTGTCGATGGCAAGCTCATCCTGCCCGAGGCCATGAAGGTTCTGGGCATGGGTGCGAAGACCTGAGCGACAACGAATGATGTATCTGGGGCATCCGGTAAATGACCGATGCCCCGAGACATCGGAGAGGAGAATACCGATATGGATAAGACGATCGTCACCAGGAACTATTTCACCGACGAAGGAGACACCCTCGTGATCGGGGGGAAGCTCATCATAGAAGATGGTGCGGAGGTCGAGGGCCTGGACGGTTCTTCTGGCCATGAACATGCCGCAGCCAATCAGCCTGCCAGCTCCGCCACCACTGTGGCCGTGCTGAAAAACGACTTCAATGCTCTGCTCGTTAAGCTGAAGGAAGCAGGCATCATGACGCAGGACAACTGGAACATCACAGCGAGGCTGGCTCCCGGTCTGACCGATGCTGTAGCCGCGGCCAACAATGCCAAGTCTTCCGTCACCCTTGAAGATGGTGTGCTTACCATCGCTGCGGATGTGGATGATCTGGAGGAATCCGCCAGTTCTAATCCTGAGCAGGGCACTCACAAGTGGATCGGCCTGGGGATCGGCACCGGTCTTTCTTCCGTTGCGCTTGCGCAGTACAACGGAGAGCAGCTGACCGACGCAGACGCCTCTGAAGCCGCCTCTGTGGGTCTGGATCAGCCCGGCGAGTTCGTTCTCTATGTGAGGGCGGAGGAGCTGGCCGAAGTACCGAAGGTCATCACTCTGAAGGCGGATGGATATCTGGAGGTCACCATCATCATCCGGGTGGCTGCGCCGTCTGAACCGGAAGAGTAAAACCAGCACAAGCTGAGCTCAAATTTGAGCCCAGTAAAAGGAGGGATGCCGATATGGTGCTGACACCGATAGTGACGCTGGAAACAGCGAAATTGTATCTGCGTGTGGACACTTCTGATGAGGATGCCCTTATCGGCATCCTCCTTGCCTCTGCCGAGCAAATGGTAATGGATGTAGCAAGGATCGGCCATGCCGAATGGAATGAAATTCAGCACGTCACAGCAGACGATGAAGGAAACGTGTCGGCCACGAATACCAATGCCTGTTCAAAGGGCGAAATCGTCCAGCTGCGAGAACTGTTGAAGATTGCCATTCTCTATGCCGTGGGATATCTGTATGAGCACCGTGAAGAGGCTGATCATCATGGACTCGTGCTGACGTTGCGCAATCTGCTGTTTGCCGTCCGTGAGGGGGTATTGTAGTGAATATTGCGGCCTTGCGCGTCCGAATCACCATCCAGAAGAACGAGACAGTGGTGGATGAGAACGCCAACCACACGTCCGCGTGGACAGATTACTACACCTGTTGGGCCACAGCGCTTGCAAACGGGAAAAGCGCTGAAGAGTCCAATGAAGCCGGTACGACTCAGGAAGCAGATCGGCTGGACTTCACGATTCGCTGTTCATCAGAGACTGAGACTATCGATTCCACGCATTACAGGGTGGTGTTGGGCGATCGGATCTACGACATCGTTGGCATCGACGATATGGGGTTTCGCCATACCTGCCGCAAGCTCCATACCATCCTCACAGCGAGGTGATCCGTTATGTCCAACCAGAGAGTCAGCGTGGACGGTCTGGCAGACGCGGTCATGGACGGTCTGACGGAGTATGCCGAGCTGGCCACCGAAACCATGAAGGCGGCAGTGAAAAAGGCGGGCACCACGGTTCAGAAGGAGATATCCGCAGGCGCGCCGAGGCGAACAGGCAGATATGCGGGAAGCTGGCGGACGAAGACAACGAAGGAGTCCAGCACGGAGTTGGAGGTCACAGTATACTCGCCCAAGCGGTACATGCTTGCTCATCTTCTGGAAAATGGCCATGCTAAGCGCGGCGGCGGGCGTGTTGCCGGCAGACCGCATATATTCCCCGCAGAACAGCATGGAATTGAGCAGCTGGAGCGGGATATT